CTCCCACCCTTAACCACCTCACAGACAGAACCACGGGGAGGCTGCAATGAGCGACAACATCCGAAAGAAGCTTATCGAGGCGCTCTGTGAGCTTCCTCACGACATAGACGACGACGAGATTGTCATCCGTTACAGCCCCCGGCGCCCAGGCCACAACGCGCTAAACCAACTTCTGACGGCGCTTGAGGCTCGTTTTGCCGAGCCCAAGCCCTCTTCGGAGCCCGCCCCATGAACGACATAACCCAACTCTCCACCCTCTACTCCAACGCTATAGCCCGCGCTGAGAAGGCTGAGGAGGCGCTGCGCCTCATCGTTGATTGGGCGGACCTTGTTATCAGCAACCGTGACGAGTTCGAAAGTCATCATAGCGCTGACATGCTCACTGGTCCCGCTTTCGATGTAGCTCGCGAATTGCTGAATGCTGAAAGGGAAGTAGCCAGATGACCGAACTCCTCCCATGCCCATTTTGTGGCTACGAAAAGCATATGGTTTTGTCTCCAAATTGCACAAAAACAGATCCTTATGATCCGGGCGACCGAGCCTTTCCCGTCATTCGTTGTGGCGGCTGTTTCACTGACGTTCCCGGTGACAATTGGGATTTCAACGGCGCATCAGCTGTCAAGCGCTGGAATACCCGTGTTGGGAAAACCCACGCCGCAGACGACCCTGAATACACGGAAGGCGTTTGTGATGATGGCGCGGCGATCCTTCGTGACGGCGTGATGATGACCGTCAGCGATATTTTGGAGACCCTTAATTCCAGGTTCCCTCCACCACCAGTAAGGGAGACACCATGATGACCAAGACAATAATCATTGTCCTAGCGTGCCTGTTTGTCGTCGCTCCCCACGTGGTTCTGATTGTGCTTGCAGTTCGCTCCAATCGCCAACGCAAGTCCCCGGTCAAGCTTCTCCCCATGTCGAGGGAAGAGCAGATCATGTTCGGCGCACGGCATAAGTAATTCAGTTTGATTTGGTGTGTGGCGCTGTCCTCCCGGTGCCCGCCAAAACGGTGTTGGCGATCTGTCTCCCCTAGGTCGCCAACACCATCAATCTTGGTAGAAAGAACTGACCCCGCATACGGACGGCAAGGTCCGCTACGATAAGGTCAAATTCTTCTCCGATCATTACGGGTTCCCTGGCGGGCCTGACGAAGGGGACGACGTTGTTCGAGCTTGCAGGCTCTTCCGCGTCGTCTCCCTCGGTAAGAATGTGAAGTCCTGTGGTCATGTCTTCGTCTCCTTCAACACGAGCGAAGATGTCACAGGAGAACGACAAGGTGTTTGGTTCTGAAGACAAGAGCTTGGGTTCTCACCCCAAGGGGAAAAAGAGCATCAGGAAAACGAGAATGAGCCCTGCAATAGAAGCCAGAGTTTTGCTTAGGGATGCGTTCCCGCTGGCCCGATATGGGAAGCTGGAGAACGTATTTTACCAAGCCGTGAAGTTTGTTGCACCACGCGTAGAGAAAGCATTCACGCCGCGCCGCGCCCGTTCCATATGGGAAGGCACAGCGCGACGTATCGATAGTGATGAAATGGACGCGCTCAGAGCCGCCCTAATCGAGGAGAGCAAAATTGAGCAGCAACAAATCCGTGCCCGTCTGGCTTCGCTGGATAAAAAGATTGCCGATTACGAGGCGAATTATCATCGCCAAGCGATGGCGCGATCGAGCCAAGAAGTGGGCCGATAGAGCCGAATGGCTTTTGAAAGAAAAGGACGAAAAATGAGCGAACGAGAAAATTCATCGGCAAAAAGCGGCGGCATCGGCTTTGCAGGCCTACTGACTATCCTCTTCATCGGCCTGAAGCTGACGAACTACATCGACTGGTCATGGTGGTGGGTTTTGTCGCCAATTTGGCTTCCGATTACCGTTGTTTTCGGCTTCGCTGCCCTGTTTTTCATGGCTGCTGCAGTCCTCAAGCGGTTTATCTAACCAACCCCAGAAGGGAAAGCAGAACCGTGATCAAACTCCACCTTCCATTTTAGCCCACAGGAAAGGACCACTGGAATGGCCAAGATCAAGACCAAGAAACTGCACAGCAACATTGTTAGCGCGTTTTGCCGTCTCGATGAGGAGGGCGGGTTGCTCTGCAGGCAGTATTCTCAAAGCGAAGAAGCTGAGGAGCGCGGCGGGAAGTATCTGTATTTCGTCGTCAAGAATAACACGAAGTTCCCGACCGGCGCAGGAAAGCTCCTGATCGAAAACGGGCTAGTCCAGCCATCCGCTGATGGGCTTTTCGAAGATACCCCGCAGACATTCCGAGCAGTGCCGCGTTCGGACTTCTCCAGGTTCCGGGAGAATTACGAGGCTCAGCCGAATGTCTGACTTCGAAAGCTACGACGACATGGCGGACGAGGGCGAGAGATATTGCCGCGAGCTGGAAGGCTGGCTTTCAAATTTCTCTGACGGCAAAAAGAAACGCCCAGACAACGAAATCAATTCGAAGACGCGCAGACTGCTTTGGGTTCGCAAGATTGTCGCCCTTTGCAGGCGTGCCGCAGAAAAACGCAAGGAAGCGGCATGAGACGAGCAGCCAAGCGAGACGCATCGGAACGCGAGATCATCAACATGCTCGTGGGCTGTGGCTTCAGCGTCTACCAGCTTAATCAGCCGGTGGATCTGCTTGTAGGCCATCGAGGCAAGAACTTCCTGGTGGAATGCAAGAGCGGTACCAAGGGCTATGGCAAGACACTGAACGATAATCAGCGTGATTTCAATGACGCATGGCGCGGCGCGAAGGTCGTGACGCTCCACAGCGCACAGGACGCCCAAGACTGGGCAGTGGCAGTTTCAAGCGGAGAAACACAATGACCAAAGAAGAGCAATTCGAGTCGTTTTGGAAGTCCTACCCACGCCGTGTAGCCAAAGGCGCAGCTCGATCAGCTTTTGTCAAGGCGATCAAGAAGACCACGCTCGAGACCATGCTCAAGGCCATTACCGAGTACGTCGCCAAGAAGCCCGAGAAGATCGACTACAAGCACCCAGCTACCTGGCTGAACGGGGAATGCTGGGACGATGAATGGGAGCCTGCACAGTCCAAGGCTCAGGCGCTGAAGACCTCGGCAGACCGCTTCCAGAGCCGTGAGGAGTACATCGCCTACCACGTCCAGAAGAACGCTCCAGAGCCGGTCAATGACGACATGCGCAACCGACTTCGCAGTGCGGGGATAGGCGTATGAGCCAGTTTGCATGGGGAGTTCTGGAAAATATCTTCACGATGACTGCCGCGATCGGCACATCTTTGCTGCTCTACCATTGGACGGGTAGCCTTCACGCATTCTGGTTCATGCTTCTTCTCGTCAACCTGAACTCGTTTTCGGTGAAGAAATGAACATCGACCGCATCAAACGCCAGTCATTCCACAACCACCACGCCGATGCCCGACGTGATCAATACCACCGTGACGGGCGGGATCTGATCGACACTGAAATCACCCATGAGGCCATCATCTCCGGTTCCAAGCGAGGCGTTTACCCCGCTGGTTCCGTCTGGTGCTTCATGACGAACGAGGTCTACGGCCCTAAGCCTAACTGGACGAGGAGCGCAGGATGAGCATCCACATTCACCTGACAGAAGCAGAGCAAAGACGATCGGCAGCAGCGACACGCGCTCGACTGATGGGAAAGCCTGCAAAGCCAAAGACGTTGGCACCAGTTCTGCAGATCACAACCGGCCGTAAGCCAGTCGATGCGTCCTACCACATGGTTCTGTATCGGGCATATCAGCAGCAGCGGAAGAGGGCGTTTGCCATGTCCAGCTCATTCGAGATGGTCAATTCTACCGAGTACCGGCCATACGAAACCAATATCACCTTCGATTTCAAAACTGTGGTGAAGACCATGAAGGAAATAACGATGGAGGTGCTGGATGATTATCCGGGCGTTAGTTTAGAGGAGGTGCAGGGTCCGCGCCGTACACGCGCCTTCGTTCGCCCGCGCCAAATGGCAATGTACCGGATTATCAAGGAGAGACCAGACCTTTCGTACCCGATGGTTGGCAGGTTTTTCGGCGGTCGCGATCATACCACTGTCCTTCATGCGGTGCGGAAGATTGAAAAGCAAAGGGCTGCAGCATGACACTAGATAGCATCATCGAAAGGCTGGAGAAGGCGGAAGGCGGCGATCGGGAGATTGATATCGCTCTTGGCATTATGTTTCCAAAACCAACATGGGCAACAGACGGTTCATGGTTTGATAAGGACGATTTCACTCGTTACCCAGCGTACACCTCATCTGTAGATGCTGCCATCGCACTCGCGGCTAAGGCTTTACCCAGCTGTAACTGGTCAATTGACAAGCGCGACGAAGGCGACCCAGAGGCTTGGTATACGGTCTCTCTGGGGGAAATTCTTGTTGATGCCAAAACTCCCTCCATTGCTCTTTGCCTAGCCATCCTCAAAGCCAAGCAGATGGGGGTAGGGGAATGAGCGAAAACGAGAAAGGGAGTGTCTTGGTTTGCAACAGATGCGGCGCAGTATGGGCAACCGGGGGTTATTCCCTGCTGGCCAAGCGTGGGAGCGGCATCGAATGCAGTACGAGCTTAACCGAGCTATCAGCGGATGAAGCGCGGGCAATGCTGACTAAGGTCGCGGCACGATCACAGCATCACTCCCCAGCAATAAAGGATGATCAAATTGGCCAGCAAGTTGCTCAAGCTCCGCACCCCCAAGCGCCGTTCCTCTGCAGGCAGACCACCAAAGGAGGGTGCCGAGCGCTTTCCGTCCGGCCAGATCAAACCGTCTTGGACCGAAAAGGAAGCCCGCTCTGTCGTCGTAGAGGCGCGCCAACGTCTGCATGGAGCGAACATGAACGAAAGCCCACTGGCAGGCTACACGCTAGGCCGCATTCGCCTGGATGGGCATATCACCGATGAACAGTTAGCGGCAGGAGACGCCTACGCTGAGGCGATTGCTCGATACCACCGGCTGACGGGCATTCCATTCCCAAGCGCGAGGGCTCAGACTCTCTTTACGATCCATGGCCATGAGGGCGATATATCGGCAGACAAGGCCAACCGCGCTCGACAGGCCAGCAACAAGATGATGGAGCTGACGGGCTTGCTCCTGCGCTGCGAGGATGGGCCACAGGTGCGGGCCATGACATATAACATAGCCGTTATGGATCATGACCATATGAGGAAATTGGCAGGGCAGCAGAAAGTGTGGCTTCGCAGGGGATTGCAGGCACTTCATGATCATGGAGGGCTTGCCAAATCATAACTGTATCAGTATGTTAATTACACAATCCGAACTGCGTCGGTTTTAGAGTTTAGCCGAAAGGCTAACGAAGTCCGCATTTGCGGCAGGCCGGCTGATCATCGGTATCAAAGAGGAGCCTTCGGGCGGTCAAGCTCCAAACCTCGAGAAACAAAATGGAGTGGCATCCCGGCTCTGCCTCAGTAGGAACCGGAACTTTCATCCCGCTATCCAAGGGTGGCGCTTAGCCCCGTCACCTTCACTGGTGGCGGGGGTTTTCGTTTCAGGAGTGCGCCATGTTCGGAAAGCTTCTCAGCGCCGCCGTTGATATCGTGACACTTCCGGTCTCCGTGGCTGTTGATGCCATCACCCTTGGCGGTGCGCTGGTGGATCGTGATGAGCCATACACCGTCAGCAAGGCTCGCCGGATCGGCAACGAGGTAGGCAAAGCAATCGAGAAGTTGGCTGAGTGAGCACGTTGAAGGGCTGGTTTAACCTTCGGTTCTCGATCCAGGGTGATGAAGCCTCGCTCGAAATCGGTTGGTTTTGGATTGCTCTAGCCGCTGTCCTCCTCGTCAGCTGCCAATCCTCACCACCATCATGGACTGACTACAAGCGCATATACGAGCAGACGCAGATAAACGAACGATAGGAACGCATCTGATGTCTGAAGATACAGATGATCAACAGAGGCCAGCGCACCTCTACAAGCCAGGTCAGTCCGGCAACCCTGCAGGCAGGCCCAAGGGCGCACGCAACGCTTTAGGTGAAGCCTTCATCGAAGCGATGCACGAGGACTTCAAGGAGAACGGTGTAGCCGCAATCATTGCAGTGCGCACCGAGAAGCCAGACCAATACCTCAAGGTGATTGCTTCGATCCTGCCCAAGGATCTGAACGTCAACATCAACCAGATGGATGATCTCACGGATGACCAGCTTATCCAGCGCATCCGATCTCTCGATGCAGCAATCCGGCCTTTCCTCGATGCTCAAGGAGCAGGCGAAGCTCTTGGCGGAACTGGACCGGAGACGGCGCACTAACCTGCTAGCGGCGTATAAGCCTTATTCCAAGCAGATAGAGTTTCACAACGCGGGCGCTACGTTCCGCGAACGTCTGTTCATGGCAGGCAACCAGCTCGGCAAGACGTTGGCCGGGGCAGCAGAAGGGGCGATGCACCTCACGGGGGTTTACCCGGATTGGTGGGAAGGCAAGCGGTTCGACAAGCCAATTATTATGTTGGCCGGTTCTGAGTCCTATGAGCTGACCAGGGATGGCGTTCAGCGCCTTCTCATCGGCCCGCCCATGAGCGAAGAGGAATGGGGCACTGGCTATATTCCGAAGGCCGCAATTGTTGCCACAACCCGGCGCTCTGGCGTCTCTGGTGCGCTTGATAGCTGCACGGTTCGGCATGCATCGGGCGGAACATCAACGCTGCTTTTTAAGGCATATGAGCAGGGTCGCGGTAAATGGCAGGCCAATACCGTCGATTACGTCTGGTTCGATGAGGAGCCGCCCGAGGATGTCTACTTCGAAGGCATCACGAGAACAAACGCCACACGGGGATTGATCGCTGTCACATTCACGCCTCTCAAGGGCATGAGTTCGGTGGTTGCTCGTTACATTCTAGAGGCTTCACCCGATCGCGAAGTCGTTACGATGACGATCGATGACGCGGAACACTATTCGCCGGAAGAACGGCAGAAGATCATTGACAGCTATCCGCCACATGAGCGGGAAGCGAGAACTAAGGGCGTCCCTTCGATGGGCTCGGGCCGGATATTCCCGGTTCTTGAAGAGAACATCGTTGTTGACCCGTTCGATATTCCTGAAAGTTGGGTTCAAATCGGTGGTTTGGACTTTGGTTGGGACCATCCTACGGCAGGTGTCAACCTAGCATGGGACAGGGACAACGATACGATCTTCGTCACGAAGGATTATCGGCAGAGAGAAGCGACACCAATCATTCACGCAGCGGCTCTCAAGCCTTGGGGCGAATGGCTCCCTTGGGCATGGCCTCATGACGGATTGCAGCACGACAAGACGAGCGGCGAACAGCTTGCCGTCCAATACCGGGATCTTGGGCTTAACCTCACCACATGGCGATCGACGTTTGATGACGGGTCCAATGGCGTTGAGGCTGGCATTTCCGAAATGCTCCAGCGCATGCAAACCGGCCGCTGGAAGGTCTTTCGAGGCTGCATCTACTGGCTGGAAGAATTCAGGCTCTACCATCGCAAGGATGGACTGATCGTAAAAGAGAGAGACGACGTTTTGTCTGCCTCTCGTTACGCAATGATGATGAAAAGGCAGGCTGAGCAAAAGCCCAAGCCAAAAGGCAGATATCGCGGTTCTGCCGGAACCTCTTCAAGTTGGATGGCTGGATAGATGCTCAATAAAATCAACGCCGCCATTCGAGCCTACGCTAGCGCCACCAGCACGAAAATTGTGCTGCCTGCCCCCCAATATGATGACTGGGCAAAAAAAGGTTACGAGATGGGCGCGTTCATCAGAGAGGCCGTCTGATGGCTGATTACACCGACACAGCAGATGATGCACCGCGTGGCGAACATGCTGAACTGACACGCAAGCTGAAGGCTTGGTATGCTGAAGACATCAAGCATGTGTCTGAATGGCGCGGCGTGGCCCGTGAGGATTATGAGTTCTATAACGGTGAGCAGTGGTCGCAGGAGGACATGCAGGTCCTTCGTGAGCAGAAGCGGCCTGCACTAACGTTCAATCGCATTGGCCCGCTCGTTAATGCTGTGGTTGGCTCGGAGATCAACAACCGCCGTGAGGTCCAGTACATCCCGCGTGAGCAGGGTGATGCCGAGGCCAACGAAATCCTGACGGCAGCAGGCGAATGGTTCCGCGACCAGACAGGCGCCGAAGATGAAGAGTCCGACGCATTCGAAGATGCCACGATTTGCGGCATGGGCTGGTGCCTGTCTGATGACGCGATGGTGCGCATTCCTAACGCGCACTTCGCCACGACACGTCTATTCTCCGGGAACGTCATTAAGATTGACCTGGAAAACGGCCAGAACCTGACCGGAACCCCCAATCATCCTGTACTCACGGATATGGGCTGGAAGCGCCTTTGCGACCTCAAGGAAGGCGACAACCTTATCAATAGCGCCTTCTTGGAGCGGGTCGAGGGGTTCCCTGTAGAGCAGTTCGATAAGGTGGAAACCCGACTTAAGGATAAAGTAGATGCGTTCCGCGCTGGACGCGAAGCCGGTAGGTTTGTTACGGCCCCCGATGACTTCTATTCCGATGGCGCCGGTAGCAAAGTCCATGTTGTATATGCCGACAGCGCGTTGCTGAACAAGTTCAGGCACGCCGCGAGCCGTCAGGCCGTCCCAAACAATAGCCTCGTTCGGGGGCATGCTCTTCCTGGTGAGAGCATTGGTCTGCTTGGTTACGGCTTGCTTCATCGCTCGGTCTTTGCCACCAAACATGATGCGCCGGTCTACCTCGCTCATTCTCCAAGCCTTCATGTTACGTGCAGCAACATTATTGCGAAGCTCGTATCCAGCCTGTCGAAGGCGTCTGGCTATGCCATCGGCGCTTTTCAGCCCTATACTGGTGGCTATCTCGCTGGTGGACATGGTTTCATCGAAGTAAAGACGCCTCAGCTCCTCAACCGGAACATTGGAAGTTCTTCCAGAAGTGGGGTTCTTCCTGGGGCGAAGAGTGTAGCCCGCCCGCATAAGCCGGGTGGAAACACACCCACTGCTTATTCCAAATTTATCAGCGACTTTTTTGACTGGAAGCCCATCCTCGAAATACAGCTTCGCAAGCTCTTCGGTCGTGACGGAATACCTTCTGAGTTTATGACGCGGGTTGAGCGCCGCATTGTCGAGCGCGTTGTTGATTTCCCCGTCCATGATATTGGCACCTCGCTTGGAATGTTCATTGCAGGTAATGTAATCACGTCTAACACAGATACAAGGTTAGATTTTGAGGATGACCCTGACGGCGCTCCGCAGATCCGCAGACTTGACCCGCTCAAGATGGCTTGGGATTGCAATGCTTCAAAGCCCAACCTGGAGGATGCCCAACGTCTTTGGTATGTGGATGAGAAGCCATATTCCGAAGTCAAGGAGATGTTTCCTGATGTGGCCAAGGAGCTGCTGAACGCAGGCTGGGCCAAGACGCTCGGCAATGACCCGACACAGCCTCATGACCAAGATCAGGCGGACCTTTACGCTGGTGGGCAGAACGAGTTCGCCAGCAGCTCTTCGAAGAAGATGTGCACGCTGGTAGAATGCCGGTGGTTCGAGAAGGTGCCTTACTATCGCGGCCCCGATTTTGAGACTGGCCAGCCGAAGGAATACAGCGAAAAGCAGATTGAGCTTATCCGCAAGCAGGTTCCCGAGTTCCCCGCAGTCAGGCAGTACCGAAAGGTTGTCAAGCGCGCATTCATTGGTGCTGAAGTGCTTGCTGCTCCCGACCAACCATTGGTTCCACCAGGTATGTTCGGCTGGGAATGCATCACCGGCTACCGGGATAAGCTGAAGCGCACGTTCTACGGCATTGTACGGCCCGCCAAGGACCCGCAGCGCTGGTCGAACAAGTTCTTCAGCCAGACGCAGTTCTTGCTAAACAGCCAGTCCAAGGGCGGCATTCTCGCAGAGCGGGGCATTGCTGACGACGATCGGCAGTTTGAGGAAAGCTGGGCCAAGACTGAGTCCATCACGTGGGCCAAGGCCGGTTCGCTATCTGGGCAGGCTCCAAAGTTCGTAGCCAAGCCTACCGCACAGTTTCCCTCTGGCTTTTTCACGCTGTTCAACGAAAGTAAGGAGGCAATCAGCCAGGTCACCGGCTTGTCGCCCGAGTTCATCGGAACACGTGAGGTTGATCAGGCTGGGGTATTGGAATACCAGCGCCGCCAGTCATCGCTCAACCTGCTTGCATCATTGTTCAACAGCCTGCGCCGCTATCGTAAGCGCCAGGGCAAGACGATGCTATTCCTGATCCAAAACCATCTCAGCGACGGGCGCCTAGTTCGTATCGTCGGGGATGACAAAGCGCAGTATGTGCCGCTCACCAAGGATGCGGTGTCCAATTCGCAGTACGACATCATTGTTGATGATGCCCCGACCTCTCCGAACGAGAAGGACCGGACATGGCAGATCATCTCGCAGATGTTGCCGATGCTGAAGGACTTCATGACCCCGGAAATCGGGCTTGAGATCCTCAAATACTCGCCGCTCCCGGCATCGATGGTCAGCAAGTGGCAGCGCAAGGCCAAGGAAGCCGCCGATCAGGCAGCACAACAGCCCAAGCCACCGACGCCGGAAGAACAGCAAATGGCGATGAACCAGCAGAATTTCCAAATGGAAATGGCCGGTAAGGAGGCTGATTTGCAGGCCAAGCAAACCGAAAATCAGATGGATGTGGCAATGAAGGGCGTCGATCTGTTTGTCAAACAGCGTGAGGCCGAGATTGATGGCGCCGTGGGAGTGATGAAACTCCAGCAGGGCGCCCAACGCATTTCCATTCAGGAGCAGCAAAACGCTGTCCGAGCCCAGAACGCCAATTCCCGCCGTACATCATCGGCAGAATGAACACCATCCACCCCGGATGGCTTCGCCCGCGTCGAGCGCATCACGCTTCGGAAGCCCACGTTACGGGCAGGAAAAAATCATGACCGAGAAAGAAATTCTGGCCCTCTGCCATAAGGCGGGGTTCAAAACTGCGACCGTTGAGTTTTCGACGGACAGCCCAGACTACCACGTCAATGTGAGCGCCGATGGCGTTGACTACGGCTCCAAGTTCTCAGAAGGCACGACTGCCGACGCTCTCAAGGCATGGCTCGACGGCCTCAAAGGGGAGGGCGCGTAATGGAGAACGCACTTTCCGCATCCGAACAGGCATTCTTTGAGTCCGGCGGTGAAACCGAGATCATTGAACCTCCCGTTGAACCGTCCAATGATCTGGCGCCGGTAGACATTCCGGCATCACTAGAGCCCGCAGCCCAGCCGGAAGTGACCGGCGAACGTGACGAAAAGGGCCGCTTCGTCCCGCACCAGGCACTCCATGCCGAGCGCGAGGAACACAAGAAGACCAAATCGGAGCTTGAGCAGATCCGGCAGCGTCAGGCAGTGCTTGATGATCGCTGGAATACGCTCCTGAAGGCAAACCAGCCTGCAGAGACACAGCAGCCCACGGCGCCACCTGACCCGAACGAGGATATCTTCGCGTTCTCCAAATGGCAGGCCGAACAGATGGAGGCCCTCAAGGCCAAAGTCGAAGGCCGCGAACAGCAGGAGCAACAGACCCGGCAGGAAGTCGAGCAGGAACAGGCCCTATGGGGTGAATGGAGCCAATCGGCGCAGTCCTATGCTACTCAGCAGACGGATTTCGGTGATGCGGTCAAGTTCCTTTCCGATGCCCGAGACCGGCAGCTTCAGGCCCTCTCCATTGCTAATCCAGGCTTTGCCAATGAGCAGGGCAGGGTGCAGCAGATCAACAACGAGCTGAAGTCGATCGTCCTTGCTGCCAAACAGCAGGGTATGAGCCCAGCAGAGGCCGTCTACAAGATTGCGCAAGGGTATGGGTATGCCGTGGCAGCGCCGCAGCCTGCCGACCCCAACACGCTGAAGCTTCCTGACAGCCTCGCCAAGATCGAAGCCGCTCAGAATGCCTCCCGCTCGCTCGCTGCCTCTCCCGGCCGTGATGCTGGCGATCCAATGTCGGCGGAAGCAATCGCCAACATGTCAAACTCGGAATTCGACACTTGGTATCGCGATCCCGCGAATGCCAAGCGCTTCGATACACTGATGCGGGGGTGATTGCCGTAAGGCTTTGACTCTGCTAAAATAATCGGGCCGATCTGGTGCGCTAACACCGCGTCGGCCCTGACCACAAACGATGATAGGAACATCGCATGGCTGATCGCCACCTTACTCAAGAATATGTCCGTAGTCTATTCCACTATGACCCTGAGACGGGCGTTTTGACGTGGAAAGAGCGGCCCCGAGAGCATTTTTCAAACAGCCATACTTGGGCTGCAATGAACACCAGATGCGCAGGAAAGAAAGTGGGTTCCCGTCTATCGAAGACGAGCTCGTATCTTTCCTTCTGCCTGAAGGGGAAGGGGTTTCTGGTTCATCGCGTGATTTGGGTTTGGGTGCACGGTGAAAATCCAGAAGAGATAGATCACATAAATGGGGATAAGGCCGATAATAGGCTTGTAAATCTCCGCAACGTTTCGCGCGGCATCAACATGATGAATAAAGCGCAAAGCAAGAAGAATACATCAGGCGTGACCGGCGTTGTGTGGCATAAAGCCGCCCGCAAATGGACCGCCCAAATAAGGATTGATGGCAAAAATCACTATCTAGGTGTTTTCAATACTGTTTCTGAAGCATCAGAAGCCAGGATGGAAGCTTCCCAGAAATTTGGTTTTCACGCTAATCATGGGCGCAGCTAAGCCCTTAACTTAGCTTTCTCTTGCCACGAGAGTTTCGTGACCCTTTGACAGTAGGCAACTGTCTTCGCCCGCTCGCAGCGTTACCGCGACATCACACCCCCGAAATTTCATCAAACATAGGAGCCTAATCATGGCTACAACTACCTATGGGGTTAACGATGCTCTCGCAATCAAACTCTGGAGCAAGAAGCTTGCGGTCGAAGTCAGTAAAGCCACCGCAATTGCGCCCCTAATCGGCACGTCTTCCAATTCAATTATACAACTTAAAGATGAGACGCAGAAGGGCAGCGGTGACAAAGTCACTTTTGGCCTTCGCACCCAGCTTGTCGGTGACGGTGTTACCGAAAATCAGGTTCTGGAAGGCAACGAAGAAGCGCTATCCACCTATTCGGATGCGATCGTTATCAACGAATTGGCTCATGCCGTTCGCGTGAAAAACGACCAGACGATCGATGCCCAGCGTGTCCCGTTCTCGCTTCGTGAAGAAGCCAACGCGGGCCTGACAGACTGGTATGCAGACCGTATCTCTCTCGCTGCCTTCATGCAGTGGGGCGGCTACACTGCGCCGACGATGGCTTTCGAAGGCCGCACGCTGGCAATCAAGCCGGTGCACTACCTCTTCAATGCCCCCATGGCGCCGACGCGCATCATTCGCCCGAACGCCCGCGCAAACGACCAGTCGATCATCACGACCGACTTGTTCAACCTGAACCTGATCGACTACGCCGTTGAACAGGCCAAGCTTGCCAACCCGAAGATCCGCCCCGTGCGCGTCAACGGCGAAAACAAGTACGTCATGTACCTGCACCCGGCCCAGGTTACGGACCTTCGTACGACCACGGCTTCCGGCCAGTGGCTCGACATCACGAAGGCCGTCTATATGGGCTCCAAGCAGAACAACCCGATCTATGACGGGTCGCTCGGGGAATACAACGGCGTCATCCTGCGTGAAGCTGAACATGTCGTTCCCGGCGTCAATGCTTCGACCAATGCGCAGATTACCACCGTTCGCCGTGCTGTTCTGCTCGGTGCACAGTCCGCTGTTGCAGCGTTCGGCATGAAGGCCGCGCCCAACAAGTACAAAATGGTTGAAGAACTCTTCGACTATCAACGCGAACTCGGCGTCTCGGTCCAGACAGTGCTCGGCATGAAGAAGACTGTTTTCAACAGCTCTGATTTCGGCTGCATCGTTGTCGCGACCTACGCTGCACCGCATTAACGGAGGTCTGAAATGGCTACCAACACTCCCCAGGTCAACCCTCCAGCACGTCACATCTCTCAGCAGCAGGTTTCCTACCTGCGGTTGGGGGTTACGTTTGCTGACAACGGCGTGGTCAAGACCATCGGCTCCATTCCGGCCGGCGCTTTGATCCTCAAGGCCATGTCTGGCGTTCAGGTTATCACAGCCTTCAACGCTGCGTTGACTAATACGCTTGATGTCGGCACGGCGGCGTCTGGCGCTGTTCTGGCGTCAGCACTGTCACTGACAGCAACGGCGTTCGTTCCTCTGTCGGCTGCAACCGGCGTCTATCGCGTTGCTGCTGACACGGTTCTGACGGCTACCGTCACGCTGACGGGCACAGCCGCAACGACCGGTGATGCCGTAATCGTCATCGCCTACATCGAGAACAACGACAACTGATAGCGGCGGGGCGGGGAAACTCGCCCTTTCCACCTTTGCGGGGTGATCCATGACCATCATTGAAAAGCTCGCATCTCTCGGCTTCTTCAACGCCGAACTGGCCAATGAAGCACGTGGCAAGTCCACGGCGAAGATCAGGACCTCCAGGGGCTGGGTCTACGAGAAGTTTGCGTCCGTCGAAGATGTGGACCGTTGGGCTGTTTTTCATAAGCCGGAGGATGACGAATGAGTATTGCTGTCACAACTGGCGGGCCTATTAGCGATGCACCATCAGTAATCCCAACGACTGACCCGACTTTCGCTGACATGATGGCGGCAATTGCCGATGACATTGACGACACGACGGGCGAATATTCTACCCAGATACAGAACTGCATCTTGGCAGCTATCCGGTTTTGTGAGCGAGATCTGTACTATTTCAACGAGACCCGCGATGTCACGTTCACGACCGTCAATGGCCAGCAATGGTATGACGGAACAGACAATTCCAATATCCCGACCCTTGGCCGTATCGTTGAGGCTTATCTAGAGCTTTCGAGCGGTGAACGACGGACGATGAGCCGCGAGACTCCAGAAGACATTGAACTCTTGTCGGATAATTCCGCTTCTCGTGGTGAGCCCTACTGCTGGACCTATTTTGGGCGGCGTATGCGCATTTACCCCATTCCCAGCGATACGGTTTACACGGTGCGCCTGCAGCTCGGCCCGTATCGGCTCGCCAAGATCGCCAGCACCGGGGGCACGAACGCATGGATCGTTGAGGCCTTTGACATGATCAAGGCCCGTTCAAAATACATTCTACAGAAGGATATACTCAAGGACGCTGCCTTGGCTGCTGAAGCGCTGAACGATTACAACGATCAGCAGAGCGCGTTGAAAGCCGAGACCTCGCGCCGCAATGGCCGTGGCTTTATTCGTGTGACTACTTTCTGATGCCGCTTATCCCTCCAGCCGAGTTCAGACCTGATGTCTCAGACCTGAACAGCTCCTACACGTCCGAGCTATTGAATGTCCTATGTGCCGATGGCAGCTATATCCCCGCGCCTGATTTCCAGCCGATCACCAGCGCCTTGCCGTCTTCCCCTCTGGGGGAACTGTGGGTTCGCACTCCAGACGGATCAATGATGTTCTTCGCTGGAACGGCCACAAAGCTCTATCTGCTCAACAACACAACTCTGGCCTTTGCTGACGTGTCGAAGCCAGCGACCACATATGGGGCCACAGACGGGACTCCTTGGAGCTTCCGAGCATTTGGCAACTTCGTGATCGCGGTTAACCAGAATGACGATCCGCAGGTTTATAAAATAGGCGCTGATACGGCATTCCGTAACCTTGGAGGCAGTCCCCCTCGTGCCGGAATTGTACGCATATGGGGTGATTTCGTCGCGCTGATGAACCTCAGCAGCAACCGTAATCGTGTCCATTGGTCAGGACTAAACAACGCTGAGTTTTGGACGCCAGGAATCCAGAACAGCGACTATCAGGAATTTCCTGATAGTCGCACTGTGCAAGGGTCTTCTGAGGCCACCAACCCAATTATTTTTCTGGAGTCGGCCATCCAGCGCGGAACCTTCGTTCCCGGTTCGGTCGAGGTCTTCACATTCCAGAAAATCCATGAAAAGCGTGGGGCTCGCTCTCCATATGCAATCGCTACACGGGGTGCTTACGCCTTCTACTGCGACGAAGGCGGGTTTTTCCAGATTGCCCCTGACGGTTCGCTGACATCGATCGGCTTTGAGAAGGTGGACATGACCATCTTTAATCAGCTTCAGGCGTCCAACATTTCGAAAATTCAGGGTGCCGTCGATCCGTTTTATTCGCGGGTCTACTGGATTGTCGACTATGAAGGTATTGGTACCTTCAACAAGATGTTCGTCTACGACTGGAACCTGACAAAATGGACCTCCATCAATGTCGCGGTGAAGGATATTTTCCCGTTTGCGACAGCGGGCTACACGCTTGAAGCCCTCGATACCATCTCCTCCGTTTTGGATAATCTCCCATTTTCGCTCGACAGCAAGACCTGGCAGGGCGGTGCGCCCGTTTTGGGCGCTTTTGATACGAATAATAAACTTGGCGCCTTTGTCGGGGCCAATCTTGAGGCCGTGGTTGTTACCCAGGAATTCGGAGACACCGCAGGCGGCATTACCCGCACGACGCGCACGTTCCCCGTGATCGATACTGGCGATGTTTATGTCTCTATCGGGCATCGGTTTCGCCGGTTTGACGAGGTGGCATGGCTGGCTGAGCAGTCGCCCTCATACAATACAGGACAGGTTCGGAAGAGATCCCGATCGCGGTTCCATCGCTTCAAGGTGAGGGTACCAGCTGGTACGGACTGGGAACACATGCAGGGTGTTGACGTGGATTTTGAACCGGCAGGCTCTCGATGACGCTTAGCATCCACCTCACCTTAAATTGGCCGTATGAGAAGATAGCCCAATATGGGCGAGAAATCACAGCGGCAATGAAATCTCTGGCCGAACGTTTTCCCGACGAAATCACCGTCAAGGCTTTGGCTCAGGACATCATCACCGGCAAAAACCAGCTTTGGATTATCATGGATGGTGATGAGTTCGTGGCCTTCGTCACCAGCGAAATCAAGGTCTCCGAGGATACAGGCAAGAAAACCGTCCTGCTCGGTGAATTGGCTGGCCGGGGTGGCGTCGATCTCGTCCCGATGATTGGACCGATCGAGAATTGGGCTCGCAGCATCGGGGCAACGTCACTCACTCCGATTGGTCGAGAAGGCTGGCGCAAGCCGCTGGCAAAGGCCGGATACAAGGTTGACATCGTAAGATATCGCAAGGAACTGGCCGATGGGTAAACGCACTGAAAGCACTCAGAAGAGCGAGAACAAGCCTCCCGAGTGGGCTACTCCGCTATTCAAGCAGTCGGCAGAGGAAGCCCAGAAGATTTATGACTCTGGCAAGGGTGGAAATGTCTATCAGGGTCAGACTGTTGCGGGCCTTGGCGGAACCACTACGCAAGGCATCAACGGGATCAAGAGCGCCGTCTCTGGCCTTCCCGGTAGCACCAGCGCTCAGAATAACCTCTCTGACTACGCTTCCGGCAAATACCTCGCAGATGGCAACCCTTATTACAAGGAGCGCCTGAATAACGAGATCAACGACAGCAATTCGCTGATCCAGAGCCAGTTTTCCGGTTCCGGCCGCTATGGTTCCGGCGCCAATACGGGCGTGCTGGCCAAGAATACCAATAACATGCTGCTTCAGGGCCTTGAGAACGACTATAATCGTCAGCAGGCCAATCAGTTTGCCGCCACGTCGCAGATCGATGCCGCTAACTCAAACCTGTTCCAGAACCAGCTTGCAGGCAACCAAGCGCAGATCGGCGCCGGTCAGCTGCAGGATCAGAATAAGCAGGCAAAGCTCACGGCAGACTTCACCAAGTGGCAGTCGCAGGACATGAAGCCTTGGACGCGCCTTGGGCTTCTCCAGAGCGCTGCAGCCGGTTCGGCTGGCAACTACGGCACCAACACACAGACGCAATCACAGCCGTTCAATGGCCTCCAGGCTGCTGGCGCTCTCGGGTCGCTGTTCACCAAGTCGGATGCCCGCCTGAAGGAAAACATCGTCCCGATCGGCGTTCGCAACGGCCATGTAGTCTACGAATGGAACTACATCGGCGGCGATGAGATATTCATGGGTGTTATGGCCCAAGACCTCCTCGATACGGATGCCGTGATTATGGACACTGACGGTTATCTCGCAGTCGATTATGCCAAGGTCGGGTTCCCGATGGAAAGGGTCAACTAATGTTCGATATTGGCAAAGGCGGCGCGGGCGTAAATGTCCCAGCGAAGGTTGACCCATGGAACACGGGCGGCATGAACCTGCGTCAAGTAGATAAGGGTCTGCAGTTCGACCCCAAAGGCATGCAAAACCTTGCCGCAACACCTCCCCAACAGCAGGCGCAGTTTTCCCCGGCCCAATTTGGCGGCGCTGGAGGCGGTCAATCTCTTTCGCAGCTCATTGCTGCCCTTCTCAAAGGGACAGGGGGTCAATAATGGCTTTCAACATCATGGATTTGTTCGGTCCCGGCGCGTTGAACCGACTGCTTCAGCCAGCGCAACAGCAGGGCGTACAGAATTTCCTCGCCAATCCAGGTGCCGCTCAGCCTGGCTTTTTCAACCCAGATCGTTTCGGCGGAGGCCAAGGGCAGACTAACCGCGCCCCGGCTGTAGGCGTCGAAGCACTGATCGAACGCCTTGCCCCTCCCACGCAGGTGAGCGCATCGGGCGCGGCTGGTGTTGGGGCCAATCAAGCGATGCAGGGAGGTAGCGCAGGCATTGACCCTTGGGCTGGCAAGCGTGAAGGTGATGTTGTACCTGCTGATCAGTGGGCCAGCATGCGCCAGCCTGGCGTTGATCCGATGGTTACGGGCGCTTCTCAGCCCCAACCAATCGGCCGCGTTGCCGTACCTGATAAGCCGGGTGGCCTGGACAAGTACACGAAGGACATTTTCAGGGAAAACCTGAACCAATTCTTTCTTGGAATGGCGAGCGGGAGCAATCCGGCAGACTCTTTGAGCCGTGGTGCTATGGCTGCAAACGCCAAGCACAACGACATGAAGAACGCCAATCAGACGGTTGCATGGCTCCAGAGCAAGGGTATGGACAAAGAACAGGCTTGGGCACTTGCTCAAAGCCCTCCTGCGCTGAGTGAATACCTGAAGACTATGGTTCAAGGCGTTGACCCGATGAAGCAATTGCAGCTTCAAAAGACGCAGCTAGAAATTCAGAACCTTCAGAACCCGCAGGCAAAGCTCACCTCTGACCAGCAGGAATACAAATATGCGGTCGATCAGGGGTTCAAGGGCACCTTTGTGGACTACCAGCGCCAGATGAAGGAAGCTGGCCGCAGTCAGGTCAATGTCGACACAGGCGTAAAGCTTCCGTCCGGTTTCCGTTGGGCTGATCCGAACGATCAGGCAGCTGGCGTCGAGCCCATTCCCGGTGGACCGGCCGAACAGATCCCTGGCGAACTTGCCGCTCGTGTTGGCATGGCCGAGAATTTTCTCTCGAATGACCTTCCGGTTATTCGTTCGTCCGTCAAAGAAGGCAATGTTACCGGCCTCTATGACCGTTTCCAAGCGGCAAACAACAGCGGCAGCGATCAGGCCCGGACATACCAGAAAATTCAGTCTGGCGTCGAAGTCCTGTCACGTCTGCTTTCCGGCGCTGGGATGACCAAGGATGAAATCGCGGAAAAGACGGCTCGTTATCTCCCAACCTATACCGATGATGCTAAGTCCGTTGCTGCCAAGATGGATCAGCTTGAGGCTGAGCTGAACGCGACGAAGGATATGGCCATGCGTGGCCGTGGTGGCTCATCTCCGCAGCCACAGGCGGGCGGTGTCGTGGACTATCAAGAATATTTCAAGGGCCAATGATATGCCGATTGTAAAGATGCCAGACGGCGTTCAGGTCCAATTTCCTGACACAATGCCAGCCGATCAGATCAAGGGCATCATTGCGGCCAAATTCCCCGAGTCCGTTCCCAAAACGCAAGGACAGCACCTCAGTTTTGAGGAAGGCGCTGCTTTGCTGGACAAGGAGAAGCAGAACAGTCTATCCGGCATGGCAGGCTCCGCATTGACGGGCGCCCTAGAAGGCGTTCCGATTGCTGGACCTGCCATTCTCGGTGCCGTCGAGCGTGCGGCGGCTGGCCTTTCCTCGCTGATCGATGGTGAAAGCTACGGCCAGAACCTCCAGCAGGGGCAAAACGCGGTCGCCAACGCTAAGGAGGTCAACCCATACCCCAACGTGGCGGGTCAGGTGGCGGGCAATGTTGCTAGCCTTGTCCCTCTCGGGGCAACTGGTATCGGTGCCCGTGCACTTGGTATGACCGGCCCGAACCTCCTTTCCCGTGCTGGCATGTCCGCATTGTCGAGTGGTGCAATCTCTGGTGCTGATAGTTTGGCACGTGGTGGCGATGGCGCTGATGCGCTGGCCAGTGGTGGCATTGGCCTTGGTATCGGTGGAGCAATCCCCTTGGTCGGCGCGGGTATCAGCGCAGGCGCCAAGGCTATTGGTAGCCGCATCGCTCCGACAGTCAACGCCCTCACGAACCCAACAGCAGAGGCCTCCCGCCGTCTGGGCATGGCTTTGACCAGGGACGTTGAAGCAAACCCCACCATGCTCATGAACAGCGCTGATGAAGCGGCTGCGGCGGCAAATAACATTCCGGTAGTCAATGCCGATCGGGGCGGGGAAACCACGCGGGCGCTCGCTCGATCGGTAGCCAATCAGTCACCGGAAGCACGGGCCGTCATTGAAAACACTGCCAGTGATCGGTTTGGAGCGCAAAGCCAGCGAGCCGCAGACTTTGTGAGCAAACTGACCAGTGGTCGCGCTGATGATTTGGCCTATCAAGAGGCGATCCGCGCAACGGCTCGGCAGGTCAACAAGCCAGCATATGCCGCCGCTTACTCCGCCCCTGAAGCCCAGCAGGTGTTTACTCCTCGTATCCAACAGCTGATGCAATCGCCTTCCTTCCGCAGGGCTGTAGACAAGGTTCCGCAGCGCAGCGCAGACCGTGGCGCGATCGACGGATTTAAGGAGATGGCAAACCCGTTCGCGAAGAACAGCCAAGGGGCCTATGTTCTCCAGCGCAAGGCTGACGGAACTCTGGTCACGCCAACGCTGCAGTTCTGGGATCATGTCAAGCGCAATCTTGACTCTGACATCGGAAAACTCATCACTGGAGGCGATAGGACGCGAGCTGCGGAACTCACCAGTTTGAAGAATGAGCTTCTTGGAGAACTTGATAGCGCTGTTCCTGCGTTCAAGAACGCTCGCCAGGGTGCCGCTGGCTTCTTCGGGGCAGAGGACGCCCTAGAGGCAGGAAAGAAGTTCGCAACCACTCCTAAGCTTGTTCCTGAAGCCGTCAAAGCCTTCCAGTCATTCAAACCGGCCGAAAAGGATGCGTTTGCCACTGGTTATGCATCGGAATTGATAGATCGTATCAAGGCGTCCGGTGACCGGACCAACGTCATCAACTCTGTTTTCAAGACGCAGGCCGGTAGAGAGTCGATGTCTCTCGTCTTCGGCCCCCAGAAGATGCGTGAGATTGAAGCATATGTCCGCGTCGAGGATATTGCAGATCGTCTTCGCGGCTCCATGGGCAACTCCACCACGGCACGTCAGCTTATTGAGCTTGGCATCGGCGCCGGGGCAGGTGGCGCGGCCGGGTTTGGCATCACAGGAGACTGGAAGGGCGCGCTACTCGGTGCGGCCGGTCCTCGTGCTGCTAAGTTCCTTGGCCAGCGGGCCGATGCCAAGGTTATGGAGCATATCGGCAAACTGCTGACAAGCGACAACAAGTCGGCATTGCGTGTTGCTGTACAGCAAGCCGCCAAGAACCCCGCCTACATGGACGCCATAGAGAAGATGGGCAATCTTCTCGCCGCCCCAGCTCGCGGCGTTGGGATGATGGGAAGTCAGTAAAAAGTCCTGATCCATGCGGCGAGCGGCGCTGCATAGGTGGCTTTAATCCATAGGCCTACCGGGAATAACACTGCGGCGGCGATAAAATAGCCGATGACGGAATAAGCATCTTCAGGGGATTTGTTCATCCCCACAGAAAACCAGAAATCCGAAAATCTTTCAAGGTGTGGAGCGATCCACGCCCTTTTGCCGTGGGGTAAACAATGGCTCAAGACATCCGACAGGGGATTTTGGCAACAGCCAATGCCCTCGGGATTAGCCCCGTCGATCTGGCAACGGCCATTTCCTATGAGACGGCTGGAACGTTCGATCCTCGCAAGAAAGGCCCCGTCACACAGTGGGGCCAGCATGAAGGCCTTATCCAATTCGGGGAGCCACAGGCCAAAAAGTACGGCGTTGATTGGAATGATCCTGTGGGCTCTCAGCTTGGGCCAGACGGGGCGGTAGCCAAATACCTGCGCGATACCGGCGTGCAGCCTGGAATGGGCATGCTCGATATCTATTCGGCCATCAATGCCGGGGGCGTTGGCCGCTATGGAGCATCAGACGCCAATAACGGCGGCGCTCCCGGCAATGTCCGAGATAAGGTCGAAAACCAGATGGCGGGGCACCGTCAGAAGGCAATGGCCCTGCTTGGCGACATGGGTTCATCCTACGGAGCAGCAGACGGCCCCAAGGGTCAGGAAGCATACCCGGCTCCCGTCATGGGCTCGATGATGGCCGGTTCACCACAGTCTCAGCAGCAACAGACATCCGGCCCTATCCCGGCAGCTGCGCAAGCTCTCGCCAATCCACAGGCATCCGCCAACAACATCTTCGGCATGATGGCAGCGCAGCCACAGCAGCAAGCGCAGTTTTCGCCGGTCCAGATTATGGGGCCGTCGCCAGAGCAGGCTAACGCGCTGTCCTCGCTGATCGCGGCGCTTAAGGGCGGGCTCGTCTGATGGACCTCCCAGCAATTTCAGACATCCAAGAGCCTGACAAGATCCGCGTCGTCATCTTCATCAATGGCCAGCTCGTTCACACGCCCCTTTCCTCGATCCTGAAGGAAATGGCCCAGGAAATCACCAATCTCAAGGCGCGGGTTAAAGCGCTCGAACCCCCTTAAAGGAATAGCAGATGGCTAAAAACAGCGTCGATCAGTGGGCCCTTGACCCAAGCGCGAACACGGATGTTGGCGGGAACAATATCGCTGAGAATTGCCCCCCCTCAACCATCAATAATGCCATTCGCTCGGTAATGGCCCAGGTTCGGGCATTCTACAACAACACCGCGAGGCTGGATGCTAACAATACTTTTACCGGTGCAAATTCCTTCAGCGGATCTGCCACGTTCAAAAAACTGGTTTCTTCCGTCAGCTCGGCTGAGCCCAATGATGGAAGAGGTCTTCGTTTCCTAGTTGATGGCGTCGAATATCTCCAAGCCTATTATGATAATGCCCGTACGATTATGTACTCTGGTGGGGCCGGTTTTCGGTTTATGTCCCCAATCGAGGTTCTTGGACAACCCTTCACCTTGGCTGCGGGTAGTGCGCAGGCCGCCAATTTGCGTGGGGTAAAATTCACGATCGATGGCGTCGAAGTTGGCGCGATTGTGCAGGAAAACACCGGTCTGCTTGTGGATGCGGATGGTTACTTCCGCACGTTCGTTGATGGAGCAGAGCGGTTCAGATCAACCTCGACAAGTTTCGGCTTCGGAGTAACCACCGACAAGACCGATGTCTCCGATACTGGCAACGGCGCGGCAATCAATTACGCTGGCATTCTTTGGGCAAACCGTACCAACGCCGTCACGGCCATCCTGAAGCGAACAGGAACAGACGGCGCCGTTGTCCAATTTGGCAAGGGCACAGTCGCTGTCGGTAGCATTTCCGTGACCACTACTGCCACGGCGTTCAACACGTCGTCTGACGGGCGCCTCAAAACGGACTTCCAACCAATTCCCGCCGACCTCTTGGACCATCTCCGCGTCTATGACTACGCATGGAAAACCGAAGGCGGCAGAGCCTACGGCGCCATTGCTCAAGAGCTTGAGCAGGTAATCCCGCAAGCCGTGTCAAAGGGCGAGACGCCTGACGACATGTGGAGCGTCGATTATAGCAAGCTCGTCCCCATCCTCATCGCATCCATTCAAGACCTCCGCGCACGTCTTTCACGTGTCGAGTCCGGCCGGGAAGGAATTTAATATGGCGCTTGTCCCTTTTCATACCCATAACTTTTACATCCCGACCGCTTCAGCAACCGATGTTGTCAACAGGACTGCGGGTCTTGTCATTACGCCTGATGTTTTACCCACCACGCTCACCGGCTATGGCGTAAATCTCGCTGCTGAACCGTTTACCCCCACGGTTGGCTCTCCCACGACGGTTCGGGTCGGGTTGGATCTCGCCATCAATTCCATCCAGCCAGCCGATTTATCCAGCACCGCGACAGTGGGGAAGGCGCCGCTTTTCTACAACGTAGATGGTTCTGGTATCCCTGGTATCGTCGTGCCTGGTCAGGGCATGATCTTCAGGCAAAGCGCCCCAGCCATAGACAGCGTACACGCCGTGCGGGTTGAGCGGTTTGCTCCTGTTGGAGGTACTAATGGGGTTGAAGGCATAGCCCTCCTCGCCAAAAATATCGTACAGGCGGGCGCTAATCAGTACGAGAACGCCGCTGAATTTCACCTCGTAAACTCAGCAAACGGTATATCCCAAAATACGGCAGTTCGCATCGTTGCTGAAAAGCTGTCTACTGGCTCTACTTGGGGGGCTGCTGGCGAGACAATCGATAGGACGGGTGCTGTAAACCCTACTACCGGACTAATTGCCTTTGAACAGGTTTTGGCTGCAAATGGTACCGACAGCAACAATAACCGAGTTGGGTTTGATGCTGTCGTTTCCAGACCATCAGTCGGCTTGGTCTACTCTGGCGCTGCGGTAGAGGCAGGGGCGGCGTTTCGAGCGACAAACCAAATAGCAGATGCGGCAGCAAACAAGTGGAAAGTGGGATTTCAGGCTAAAAGTGTAGGCGGAGGCTCGTTTGTCGTCGGCTTTGACACAAAGGATGCCGTCATTGTCGATGCCGCCTTTCGGATGGCAAACGGGCAAAAGTTCTCGTTCACAAGCAATAACGATCGTACTGTTCGGTATGAAGCTGGAGCAATCCGGTTTAACAACCTGTCCGTTGATCATTGGTTCCTAAAGGATAATGGCGATACTGACCAGTTCGGGGCTATCAGTATTCAGGGAGTGCAGGTTGCAACATCCCGCCGAACGGGATGGGTAGCCGATACGGGCACCGCAAAACGTACCGCAAATGTGACATATTCCGGGACAGCAAGCGCTACCTACACACAGTCTGAAATGACAGCCGTCATGAACGCTCTACGTGATGCAACGCAAGCCCTTAAGGCCCTTAAGGACGATCTCCTGACACACGGGCTTATCGGCGCTTAATAATATATGGATGTCTCAACGAGAATGACAGAGATCGAACCAAATCGAATAAGCGCTTAGGGCGAGAAATCTCTGTGATTGACGCTTTTAGACTGGCATTCTCTTGTTTGTGGGTTTGAATGTCGGCATTCATGCTGTGAATGAACTGGTAAATCAGAGCCGGTTCGTAGTGAAAATTAATCATGAAATTGGGGTCGATGTCGTACCCCCGCCTCATTACAGCCACCGCCGTTTTGATCTTTGCCTTTTTGATCAGCTCAACAGACAGGTTATTGAGATAGATTGTCGACCTCTTTTTTGTCTTGTTGAGACTGCGGGTCAACTTTCGAATGTCCACGCCTCTAATGATAATATCGATGGGGAGCTTTTTGAGAGCGCCAATCTCATTTAGGCAAACACCAACATTATGCCCAACATAGGGCATATGGATTTCTGAGATGGCCTTGGGGTTGCCAATCGTTCGGTTGATTTTTTCAATGTGTACAACATCAATGCTGCGATTGTCGTAGACCCAGATGAATTTACACTCACCCGCCACGGTATCTGCAGTGATGTTGTGGCGCCACTCCAAAGGGTCCGCCAGCCACTTCCAACGAGTGTCAAATTCCTCACGGATCGAATATTGGGGGGATATTGCCAAAACCTTGGTGCAGCGCAGCCGCTTGGAGAAGGCGATCGAAGCGAAGCCGCCAGCCGAAGTCCCGTAAGCCACTCGTTCGGTATACCCGCCGCCTGCGGAAAATGCGGCAACGATGTCTAGGGCTTGATCTGGGAGGGACTGGAACCAGTCATCCGATATCGTCTTGAAGGCTATGACATCGAACCCATGTCGTGCCAGGACAGAGCCGCCATCAAAGTTTCCATCAAGACGGCGGTTGGTTGCGGCGGAAAAGGTGAAAGCGATCTTGTTGGAGAACTCCGCCTTTTTGGAAGGGAAGAACTCGACCCTTATGGCATCCGTACCAAACAAAATCTGATTGGGTGAGCCGACTGAGACGGCATCTTTTACAGTGATTGACATGAAACCTACGCGCGAAGCCATTTTCCGGCACGGTATCGTTTCAACTTAGAATAATCAACGGCCTCTATTCCCACATGACCGGAGAACCCAATGGGCGAGATCATCTCGGCTCAATGGCTTGTCCGTGTCTAATCAAAGGACATCATCATGAACCTGACCACGTTCTTCGCCTATGCGAGGCGAGCGCCTTTCGGTGGCCGTCTGACGCAGGCGCAAATTGACGGGATGACCGCCATCCTGGCTGAATGGGACAAGCGCAAGCTGCTGGATAACCGGTGGCTGGCCTACATGCTGGCGACGGCATTTCATGAGACTGGCGGCAAGATGCAGCCCATTCGTGAGGCTGGCGGCGAAAAGTATCTACGTTCGAAGAAATATTATCCGTGGGTAGGTGAAGGCCTCGTCCAGGTCACGTGGGAAGAAAACCATCGCAAGTTCGGCGCCACTCGTCCCGGTCAGCTCCTCACCATGCCGATCGCCATCAAGGCGCTGTTTGACGGCATGATCAAGGGCATATTCACCGGCCGCAAGCTGTCCGACTATTTCAATCAGTCCACAAACGATGCGGAAGGTGCTCGCAAGATCGTCAATGGCACGGACAAGAAGTCTTTGATTGCGGGATACCACAAGAACTTCATGGATGCCATTGAGGCGTCCCGCGAGATCCTTCCTCCCTCCGATGTGACCAAGGCCGACGCCAAGGCGGATGACAAGCCAGCGGGTCAGAGCGGTACGGCGATCACGACCGTGCTTGTTCCGGCCGCCACAGGCCTGGCTGTGCCGATCGTCACGGGGATCAACAACGTCTATGCGCTGATCTTTGCCGTGGCGCTGCTGGCCGTGTCCAGCCTTGCAGCGTTCATGTTCCTGTCCGGCCGGTGGCAGATCAACCGGAGCAAGGCGCCATGATGCCGTGGCCGAAGTTTGCACTTGGCGCCTTTATCCTCGCGGCACTGGCATGGGCTGTTATCGAGATCCGGCAGGAAGGCGCTCAATCCGTCAAAAACTCCATCGAAAGGCAGAACAATGAAGCGGCCGGTCAATCTGACACTGCTCGTAGCAACTATGACCGCTGTCTTGGTAGTGGCGGGCTGTGGAACTTCGGCGCCCAACAATGTGACCGGCCTTCGCCGCGTCGTCGGAACTGACCTGATCGGAGCGCGTGGGGCAACCGCGACCGACCAGAGGAAGATAGACCGGACCGTGGTTGGCCTATGCGCTGGCTCCGTCTGGACCAAATCAGAATGTGCATCGCATGGAGAATGGGGTCGTAATGGTGAATGAGGAAAGCAATATGGAGACCGACCTGCGCAATCGCGTGGTTGCCCTTGAACACAAGACCCTGGCGCTCGAGCCTCGAATGACCGTGCTCGAAGCATGGCAACGGCAAGCCGACATATTCAACGCTCGTAAAGACGAACAGTTCGAAAACCTCAAGGGCCGTTTCGATACACTGGATAAAAAGATCGATGGGGTAAGCGGCGGCATATCAAAGGTGCTCTGGCTTATCGCCGGGGCGGTCGTTGTCGTCATCGTGGGGTTTGCGCTCAAGGGCGGGTTTATCGTGCCGTAGTACTGTACAATGGCGAACGGCTAGGCGTCCTGCATCTTTGACTGAGTGCCTAAGCTTCTCTGTCTTGTATTCTTCTCGTTTCTTAATGTCTGGGTGCTGATCAAGGAAATCTAAATATGCCGTTAGGCGACGAGCTCTAACTTCTGGGCGTCGCGCATACTCTCGCTCGGCTAGATCATATTCATTGCAGTATCGGTCATACGCCCTCGCGACCCTCAAGGCATCCGTCATTGACGCGAGGGCAGTTTCTGGGGAGATATCAAACCATTCACCATTGAGGCGCTGAGCGGCGAACTTTTTATGCAGCCATGCCTCCGCCATTGCCATACCAGCCTTCGGGACATGTCGGGCGGCAACTTTGGTAGAGGGCTCGGGAGAACCGGCGCACAAGGCCCTAAATCTCTTCTCGAAGTTTGCGGTCATGCCAATCTTGCAAGCCGAACCACGCGAGACAATGTAGACGAAGCCTAGCTGCCCTCTAAATTTTCCGTAGTTCCACGCTGGTGCGGATGGCTTTAGGATGTCGAGCTCCCACCTATTTTTGACGAGAATAAGGTTCGGAACATTCCTTGGATCAATCATGCGAAGCTCCTCAAAAGTTCATTGAACCTAGGAGGAGCTTCGCAGAAAGCAGCTAAGTGCTTGAAAAGGATGGTGGGCGTAACAGGGATTGAACCTGTGACCCCTACGATGTCAACATTGTTCCCTTGGCTGCAACCCGACATTTTACGGGCAAAGAGCACTTCTTGAACGGTCGTTTCAGGCATTAGAATCACTTTCTGTTCCTCATCTCCGGTTCGGCGTGCCACAAGAGCACTACGTTGATTTAGAGCTCGAGAGATGACGCAAGCCCGCGCAAATATTCAGGGCTATACCTCGCATAGACCTTCTCGGTCATGCGCGTGTTGCTGTGGCCGAGAAATTGCGCAATCTCCGCCATGCTGTGGCCATCCTCTGCCAGCCACACGCCAGCCGAATGGCGCAACACATGCGGCGATACATCCGGCAACCCCGCCGCGATAGCTGCAGCCTTCATCCCCTTTTTTACTGAGACCACGTTCTTCCCTGCCCATTCTATGACGAATGGCGACATGGCCAATTTCTTGGCCTCGAGCAGATCCTCGAGTAATTGCTTGTTGATCGGAACCGTAGCGCGACCCTTTCGCCTCGAGCGATCGAACGGGTTGCGCAGGTTGATAATCCCACGGTCGAGCTCAACCCTATCCCATGTAAGCTGCAGAGCTGCCGTCACTCGAGCTCCTGTGCTGATGAGCAGACGGATGAGCAGGCGAATATGCGGGACGTTGGCGCATGCCATGAGCGTCTTCACCTCGTCTCGAGAGATATGGTAATCCTTCGGCTCTGGCTTCGCCGGTCTCTCTATATGGGGAGCTCGAGCAATGATCCGGTTATTCTCGGCCCATTTCATCACCATGCGCAAATGACCAAGCTCTGTATGGATCGTGCCGTCCTGTATGCCGTCTGGGTTTTTCGTGGTCTTGGCTGCTCGTCGCTCGAGCGTGTGAGCTCGGCAATCATCAATAGAGACCTCTGTAGCCTCTATGCGTCCAAACCTTGGCTCGAGAGCCTTCCACGTGTGTTTCATTGTCTCGAGCACAGCTAGGCCCTGCTTGGCGTGGCAATATGCGCTCCATATATCCTTGACTGTGGTTCCCTTTGGCCTAGTTAGTTCCGCATATCGAGACGTGGCGCGGCGGTTCGCTTCTTTCGGGTCGGCTGTTCCAAGCTTATAACGGCGCCGGACTCCAGCCTCGTCTTCCCAGGTGAGGCAATATTCTCCTCGTAGTCGTGTGATGCGCCAATCTGGCATTCAAATTTCTCCACTTCTTCACCCCTGATCCGCAGGAGCTTTTCACCAAGCCGGAATGAAGGCAATTGGCCGCTGGTGATAAGGTTGCGCACGTGGCGCTCTGAGCACTCCCATTTCTTAGCAAGGGTGGCTGGCGTGTAGACAGTCATTCCTTCCGCTCCTTTGCGGCCTTGACCCCTTTTGGCTTGCAGATTTCACAATCTGGATCTGCCGTATACCCGCAGCTGGAGCACTCGTATTCTTCCTTCCCTCCCACGGTCGGAGCGGCTGACAGCATGTCTTCCCACGAAGACGGGCCGCCATAGCCTCCCTGAATGTTCATGCGGGCCATGCGTCCGGCCTCGATCATCGCGTCGGTCGGCTCTACCGGCACCAACTGCCAGCCAGCAGGTACGGATAGCGGCTGCTGGGCGAGGGCGCGGGTCAGGAACGGCAGCAGCGCCTCAGCCAGTGCCCCGGCGCCAAGTGAATGGTTGCCATCCACGCGGCGGATTTCCTGTGCCAACTCGTCTACATCCACCTCACCCCCTTGCGTAAGGTGATCCTGAGGGGCGGATAGGCCCTTCATAAGTTCGTCGTACACGAACTCTGCGGCATTCCACTGTGTCGAGCCGGGTATGCTCTCGCAGAGATTGACGACTTTGCGGATGGCTTCTTGCCGGACGAGATATGGTGGCTTGAATATGTCGCTCATTCGCTTTCCTTTGGTGCTGGAGTGGCGAGGGCGGCAAACAACGGGATAATTCGGGTGGTGCGCTTTGAAAGGAATGAAAGACGCTCAATCATCGATTGCCATTCGGCCGCTGTCCGCTCGGCATCCATTAGAGACCACTGCACCCGGCTGCGTTTCCATAAGATTGGTGGATATCCGTCCTGCCGCATTTCAACGACATAGCCGTAAGGGACCGGCTTGACCGCCACGCCCTGTCCTGCAGTTACAGGGGCAAGCACATTCGGTGTGGGGGATGGGTTTCGATCTGGACGCTCGCTCATTCTTGGTCCTCCCCAAGGGTAGCTCTGCCGAACTCGGTAAGGCGTCCGTAAAGCTGGTCATCCGCGCCGCTATCCACGAAGCAGCCGCCGTGATTGACAGTCACGGAGTCCACTAGAACTCCGTCAGACATATCGCCGCCCGGTTCTACATCGGTGTAAATCAGATCGCTCCACGCCACCAAGTTGGCGCTTTGCCCCCGGATCGCGACTCCTGCCAAGAGGCAACGGGAAAAGGCACGTTCTAGGGCTTTGATCGCCCGTTTCTGTTCGTTGTTCATGATTTCGAGCCCTCCATTGTGAGGACTTCGAAACGGCCATCGTTGAACTCTTTGACCGGGCGGACCCACAGAGATCCGTCATCTACGGAGCGGTAGATTGCGACCTCTGCCATATCGACAGTCGCGCCATTAACGGGTTCATCAGCCCCGCAATACTCCCGGATCATCCAATCTTCGGTCTGCATTTTGCCGACGCCGATGACTTCATATTCGGAGCCGCGCTTCTTATGGCGCACCCGCGAAATCTGTGAGGGCGCGGGGTCCGATGCGGACGTACCATGGGCGGGCTGGGGAGCGGCGCGTTGACGCCGTTCGTCGTTATCCTGTGCTATGGCCACGGCGGAACTTCGCTGAGCCTTCCAGCCGGGGAATGCCGTACCGTTCATGTATGTCGTCCACACGTTCGGCGACAGTTGTTGCACGGAATAGAGAACACCCAAGGATGAGCGGGCTTCGTTGCCGATCCATTCCAGAGGCTTCACCGCTACCGGCTCCTGTGCTGGACGCGAAAGGGCGGCGGACGCTTGGGAAATCCCCAGCCTATCCATAGCGGAGAGAACGTCGCGAACGTCACGGCGCAGGGAAGCGCGATACTTCCCCGGCTGTTTTGCCCACTTCACCGTTGCCGGATCGCCGTCCGCATAGTGCATGCTGATCGCGATGCGCTCAACCATATCATCCGAACTGCTATCGCCCATGGCGACAGATCCGATGTGTTCTTGCTCGAAATCAGCCATTGTTGTTCTCCTGGTAGAGCGGGCGGCGCGGAAGTGTTGGCTTCGGCTCACGCGGGGCTCTGGATGATTGGAATGGGGCGGATGGGATCGACTGCTTGGGTCGCGTTATCCCGAGGTGCTTCTTTCGAATGGCTGCTACCTTGGCTTTCTCAGCCACATCTTGAGCGGTTTTTTCAACATGGCATTTCCGATGGACCGGACGCAGGTTGGATTCTCGGTTCTCCCCGCCGTTGATCAGCGCCTTGACGTGATCCAAGTCCCACTTCTTGCCCTCGACAGGGAGGCCGCAAAGGTGGCAATGATTATCGCGGCCTATAATCCGATCACGAACGCTTCCCGGCGCCCGGTGATCATCGGTCTTCCCAATCCATTCGGAGACTGTGCGGGCCATTACCAAAGATCCTCCGAGAAAAGCTCAGGACCGTTTGTCGGGTTCAAAAATTGTTCAGCCTTCCAAGCGATGTAAAAGGCCTCAACTCGATTGACGAACTTGCCTTCATCCGTGAGAAATCCTTGCTCTGATGGAAGAACCTTTTCCGTATCAATGCCCATGATCACGTCCATGCTCTGGAGGATTGTGTGGTGACGGGCAGGCGGGAGCAGAGAAATGGTTGCTCCGCATTGAATAGCGGCTGCTACGATCCGGGTCATTGTACCAACTCCTTCGCCTTGACCGAAAGAACACGCAGAGCCCCGATGATAACCGTCAGAGCATTCGCGGCCGGTCGATAGCCGATGTCCTGCCGGAATTGGTTGACGGCCTTGTCTGCCATTGCCTTGGCGCGTATCTCACGCTGAAGCCTTGATAGTACCTCGTCTTGCTTTTCGAGCTGCCGGAGCTTGGAGGTGCGGGCATTGGGGAAGCGCTGGATGTGTTTTTCGGCTGAAGGTGTCATGGCTTTTCCTTCTTCATGTATTCCGCCGCTATCAGGCTGCAGGCCTTCTCATTGCCGATGGCGCAGTCAATTCGATACCAACCGCTCTGGCTCCAAAGCAGAAGGAAGAAAAATATGACTGCCCACGTGAAATCTGTTTCGATCTTCATGCCGCCTTCTCCCCACGGTTCATCAGTTGATCCGGCGTGACGCCGAAGCCCAAGCGCATCCCATGGTTCTCATGGAACCCCATCTCTCGTTCTGCTTTTTCTCTAGCCTGAACGGCCTCCTCGAAAGTCTTAAAGCTTCCTAGCCGGGTCTCTTTGCCGTGGACTGTTATCCTGGCCCTCCATCTATTGGCGTTGAGGTGCCAATAGACGCCGACTCTTCCAGACGTATTGTCTGACCGCACGCCTCTATTTCTGCAGTTTTCAGATCTGGTTACAGCACGCAAATTTGCAATACTGTTGTTCTCTCTGTCACCGTCGATGTGATCTATTTCAGACGTATTTTCTCCATAGAAAATCGCCCATGCCGCTCTGTGGGCGGAGGAGAATTTTCCGAAGATGGATGCCCTAAGATAACCGCCGTAGTCTTTGTGAATGAATGCTTGCTTCCCTGCGTACCTCTTGTTCCATCCTTTGAAAGACGAGACACTCGCGAACAACTCCCTGTCTCGGTACCTCCAAAAAAATAGTCCTGTCTCAGCGTTATAATCGAAGAGTTTCTTCAGTAGCTCTGGTTCAAAGCTCATGCCGCTTCTCCAAATGCTTGCTCAGGGGTAATGCCGAACGTTTCGGCAATGAACGCAAATGAATTCATGAGGAACAAATCGAACTCCTGCTCAGTCATTGACCCAAATGAAATGCTGCGGGGCACCAAAACCGTGTAGCCCTTGACCTTGATCGGAGTGGTGAAACCAGTTTCCAGCTTCACCAGCTCATGAAGGGCTTCGGCAGAAGGTGCGGCCCCGGTGGCGTCGATCACCTTTGCCAAGAAGGACCAATACAGGCGAAGTTTCGCAGGCGACCGTCCGGTGCGGAGGTCCACCCGGATACGCTCTCCGGGCTTCATCTTGCGGATCATCTCGGCGTCGGCCAGCATCTCTGGATGCAAAACGTCGCCTCTGCGGATGACGTAAATTGGCGGATTTTCAGTCGATTTCTTTGACATTCCGAACCTCAAAGGGTAGGTTGCAATTATAGCGTAACCTATTGATTTAGAAAGGAATATCGTCGTCCATGTCGCGCGAAAAGTTGCCGGGTTTGCCGCCGCTGTTGTCGTCATATGAATTGCGGTTCTGGTCACGGGCACCGCTTCGGGCGCCGTAGTCACCGCCGCTCCGGTCTGGCTGGCGCTCTTGCTGCTGGTCATCACGCGGCTTGGGAGGCATCAGTAGAATGCTGTACTCTCCATCAATCGGCGCTGGCATGGCATGAAGGCGAAGGGTAAACCCGTCTCGCTCTTTCATCGGGAAAGCCACACCAATATTGGTGAATGAGCTTTTGTCGTTTCCGTCCCTATCCTGATAGGTGCGGGCGGCTACTGCGTCGTAACGGGTGGCTGACATAACTATGCTGCCTCTCTGTGGCTTGATGGCTGGTAGGAGCGGACGCGCTCGACCAGAGTTGCGAGTTCTTCGTTGAAGGTTTCGACGGCCTTTGCCATCGTTGCGATGTAGGTTTCGTCGCGGTATGCCCGCTTGATGAAAACCGGCATATCGGGCCAGTAGACGACGATATCGATCCATTCGCGCTCTGCGACCCAAAGTGCGCCTTGGCACTGCGATTTATGTTCGGGCGGGAAGTCGTCGCGCTCCAGGCATTCGATCAGAAGATCCGGAAGCTTCGACTTGATTTCGAGCATGCCGTTGGCGCCGATCAGCGAGTCCGGCGAACAGCCTTTGTTGCCGTTGCGAATGAAGCCGACGAGTTCCGGCATCGTATCAGTAGCAAAGGAATAGAGGTCTCTAGCTTCCGGCTCCATCACGTGGCCGCGTTCCATGTGGGCGTTGGTGAAGCCTTCCATGGGCTTGCCGGTGATGATCTCCCCGGCGAGCTGGCGCATGTATTTCGCTCGCGTCTTGCTTTCTCCACCGCTACGGCCAGACGCCATGACGGTTGAAAACATGCTGGCGGTTGGGATGCCCGCACGGGCGGCAAACCATTCAGGTGTTCCCTGTTCGCAGTTGATAACCTGGATACCCATCACGCGGCCCCCAACGTCTTGAGGTGAAAAAAGACACGGCGGCATGCGGAGACATCAACCATAGCGTCATGTGCGCCGTCTAAGTCTTCATCAAAGAAATGGCGGATGCACTCTTCAAGCTTTGGCGGCTTTGGCTTGTCCATCCCAGCGGCTCGCATGCGTTCTGTCGGAGGCAGGTTGATGACGGGCGTTGCCGCCTCCATCGTGCAGAACAGTGTCTTGCGCAGCGGCATAATCTTCTTGTAGTGGCGAGCGATTGCGGCTTCCATCACGCCCTTGTCAAACTTGATGTTATGGGCGCAGATAAGATCGGCTCTCTGATAGAGATGCGTAAAAGCAGTCAGCGCAAACTCAGGGCTGACGCCGAACTGGACGGCTCTTTCGTTTGTAATGCCGTGCACTTCCGAAGCTCGCGCTGGGATATCGACGCCATCACCGATACCTGGATCAACGATGAAGGAAAAACCCGCTACTGCCTCTCCATCTTTGTCGCAAAGCTGCGCGGCAAGCTGTACGATGTACGGCTGAGCTGGGTCATCGACGGTAAGCCGATCTTGGAAAAACCCGGTGGTCTCGGTGTCAAAAAAGAGGATCACTTGGTCGCTCCGTTCTGGCGAGCCTTAGCCTCAAGAGCCTGCTTCGCCTTTGCGAACTTGCCTTCAGGCATAGCAGCCAAACTTTCGATCTGTGCCCAATTGCAGAACGTTGCCACGTCCCCGCCAGCGGCTTCAATTAGGTTCTGAAGCTCCTTGCGTTGATCGGCGGTAATTGGCCTGACGCCAGCGTTCTGCCCGTTGTCATCCTCGTTACGGCTGGTGAGGTTCAAGAGCGCCTGCGCAGTATAGCGCTTGCCATAGGACGTAGACGAGCCAACAGCCTGCACAGCGTTCTTGCTGCCGCTGGTATCTGTTGGCAGGTGCATCGTAGTTTCTTCGCTGTGGCCGTGACGGTGCGAAAGAACGCCAGTCACAATAATCTTCCCGTCCTGCTGGCCAGTCCGGAAGCTGAGGGAAAAGCCGTGACGGCCTAGAACTGGCCGGATCAGCTCGTTGATGTCTTCCCAAAGCGCATATTTGATATTGCCGTGGCCCTTGCCGTTCTCAGGGATCTCGGGCAGATCGAGCTGCATATCAGCGAGGGCTGACATATAGTCGGCGCGGGCCTGCCGTTCCATGATGCGCTCCTGCATCTGCAGAAGGCGCTCCATCTTGTCGATATCGACGTTCGGGTTCATGGCGGCGCGTTCGATAACCTGGATGATCGCGGCGCTTTCGGATCCTGTCGTCGGCATGTTTGCCGGTTCGTGCTTAGCTACGGCGTTCACGATGATTTCCTTTGTTTCTGGTTGCCCGTTCATTGCACCGCCCCCACAATCATCCAGCCAAAAGTCAGAACACAACAGGCGGCTAGGAGGGCTGTGAAATCACGCCAGTTTGCTGCCCTGTTGGCGGACATGATGTCGGATGGACGGTTAGTGCCGGGGATGGTTCCGAGGTCGTACTTCATGCCAGCCCCTCCGCCTTCGAGATGGCAGCCTCGATTGATCGCATCGAAGGCAAGACCTCAAAATGCCAGCGCTCGTCATTTTCCCTATCGGAAGGTGCATCAGAAAAGCGCTTCAAGCTTTGAATGAGAGACTTGGCGGCTTCCAGCAGATCAGGAGCGGCGGAGATCAGTGAGCAGTCGTCTGGCAGTTGGCCATCGAGTGCGGCAACAACAACGACGCTCTGCTCTGGACGAGAGATTGTTCCCGTCATCTTCATGCGATAGCCGTTGCTCTTTTTGAGGCTGTAGACGTACTGTGCTATGTCGGTCATCTGCCGTTCCTCACTCCGCAGCTTGAAGGGTTGGGAACACACGCGGCTGCTCAAGAGCGGCGCCAATCAATGCCCGCACTGTGGCAAGGCTTTCCCTCGTCGGAGGTAGGTCACAACGGGCGTCCTCTTCCCAATGGGCCACCCATCCGCGAATGTTTTGTAGGGTCTCCACCGGGACTTCCACGGCGATATGTGGGCGGTTGGTGATCATGCTGCTCTAGCCTCCGTCGCGTCATAGATTTTCTTCTGGGGAACTGCGGAATAGCGGGTGAAGCGCTCAATGAAGACCTCCTGGAGATCGAGAGTGTGGATCTCAAACAGGGCTTCTTCCTCGGTATCGAAGAATTGCGCGTCTGCGTCTTCGTAACTGAAACCTGCTCCGGTCCACACAAGGCCATCTGCCGTTTCGATGTGATATGGTTGGACCATTGCCATGTTTCCGACTCCTGCTAGATTGGGGGATGGGCTAAGCGGTGGCTTTGGAGAGGGCAGATCTCATCGCTGCTGCCCAAGCGTCATATGCGCTATCAATTTCCTCTACATCACCGGCCAAGAGTGTCGTGACGGGACCTTGATGTTTGAGAAGCAAATCGTCATATGCGACGGCCAATTTTGCGGCTTCGAGAAGGTCCGGCGCGGCAGCAATCAATTGAGCATTCGCGACCGTCTCCTTGCTGCGTTGAGGGCCAAGACTGGTGCTTGTTCCAACATGGCAGATGCGGTCCCTCATATTTTCCCCGCCCATAACGAGAAATGTTCTGGCTTCCCAAGGTCCGGGTGTGTGCTTCGGCATCTTCAGTCTCCCTTGTGTCTTTCTATGCAGTGACCAGATGGGTGAGGTGAGGGGGTGGTCAGGCAGCTTCCGACGAGAAATAGACGCCAACGATGTTGTGCTGGCAGAACTCGGCAAAGCAGACATCTCCGGTCCATACTCGGAGGTATGGAATGTCTGCGTGCATGCCGGATTTGGTGCATGCTTCGATGCGGGTCACGCCGTTCCGACCAACTGTATGCGAACCTTCGTCATCAATCGCGATGTGCTCAATTCTCTGCTTGACTGGGTGTTCGTTCATCTCGGCGTCTCCGGTCGTTTGCGTCTTTCGATGTAGCGGCCAGATCACCGGTTGGGTGTTTGTGGCCGCTGTGTACCCATATATACATATCGGTAAAAAAACCTAAGCGCAACTAAATTCGGTTACATTACCGAATTATTTTGACTATGGGGGGAGGGACGTGTCATAAAGTGCGGGCAAAGAAAAACCCCACTGGCTAGGTGGGGTCTTTGTAATCGGTCCCGTTAAGTGAAGTCGGCGGGGGCCCGTCCATATGACAATGTGGTAATTGTATACCGTTGGGTGCGCTAAATTACAACCCCCACTCCTGAAGCTCAAAGGGGGAGCGCCGTTGTCCTGCCAGGGATTACGAAAAAGTGTGAGCGAGCTCTGCCACTGGTTATTGAGCAGAGAGGAAAGAGTGACGGGCGGCTCCGGCAGTCAAGATCATTCTGGACATAGGGGCTAACCTCGGATGCTGAAAAGCACGGGGCTTAGTCCTCCTATGTTCTGAGTTCGGGGTCTCACCATCAGTCATGAACCTAATAAGATACATAATAGAGTTCACACCACTAAAGCGCGATTGTCTCAAAATGACAAAATCAAGTGCTTCATTAAGCAAAAACGCACTTGTGCTAAAAATGCGGTGATCCGGTCACAAATGGCCCTATTTAAAGGCGCGGAACGAGGTACTTTGAACCATACCGTTCAAAAACGAACGGAGAAGAGTTGGGGGAAGATATCGGATTGCCAATGTTCCCCAGATGTTCTACATAAGAAGAAATTCCTAGGCTGGGAGCTGGTGCATGCAAGATAGGCGAATATTCCTTAAATCGATTGCGCCGTTCGCCGCCGCCATGGCAATGCCAAACACTTCCGAAGCAAACACGGATCAGTGTCGGTTCTATGCAGATAAACTGCAGGACGCTATGAAGGCGCGATACGGCGGGACGTGGGACGTTACCCTGCAGCCAGAGGCCGGAAGAATTTTCGGCCGGAGAGAGGCTTAAGCCGCCTTGCCACTCTTTTTCGTGGCGTATAGTGCCGCGTCCCTGATGTAATCAAGGTCATCATCTTTTAGGCACCGGATCATCTGATAAATTTCCCACGCCTTGGGATTATCCGGCTGGTCTTCAGACTCCCCCGTCATCAGCCAAGCCGCGCTTGTTTGAAGAACTGGGGCGAGCGCCTCCAGCGTCTTAATAGACGCCCCTCGATCCGAGAGGCCAGCTTTCACAGCTCTCCTCATGTTTCGGATCGCTGACGAGCTGAGGCCAGCCTTAACCGCAGCAGCGGACTCGGCCAGGCCATGCTCTTCTAATTTGGCGTCAATGCGCCCCAAAACTTGCTCTAACATAGTAGGTATTATCACCGATTCAACTTTCTCAATCACTCGGTAAGAAAACCGTTGACACATTCGGTAAAATAACCGATTGTAGTTCTCATGATCGATTTGAAGCACCTACTCATCCTGGCGAAAGAATATAAGCGGGCCACCGGCAAGGAGGACACGACGATCAGTTCGCGTGTCTTTGGTGACGGCAAAAAGCTGTCCGCTCTTAAGTCTGGCGCCGACATCACAACCACCCGGTTCAATGCAGCGATCATCTGGTTTTCGGAAAACTGGCCTGAGAAGGCTCGGTGGCCGAAGGATCTTGAGCGTCCAATGAGGGAGACGGCGCAATGATATATTTTGCGCAGCCTAAGGGCGGTGGCCCAATTCGCATAGGAGCTTCTGACAACGTCGATGCTCGTCGTCGTTCGATCGGAACGTGGCTTCCCGGCGGGGTCGAGGTTGTTCTTGAGATTGAAGGCTCGTTCCTCGGTGAGGCGGTTCTTCACCATTGCTTCAATCCGATCAGGATTGAGCGTGACTGGTTCCGGTCGTGTGAGGCTATGTGGGAATTCATCATCAACGCCAAACGTGAGCGTCCTTCTTGGGTGCCTGAGCATATCGGAGACGCGCCGAAGCTGGATGTCCGAGAGCTGGTTGATGAGTTTGGCGGGCCGGACGCATGCTTTACCCAGCTTGGGTACACAAATCTTGTTGGGTTTGAGCAGGCCATTCGCGGCCAAACCAGGAATGGCTACGGGATTTCTTCGCGCATCGTCTTCCACAGATTGAAGCGTCAAGGCCTGCTGCCTCCGTGCATTTCAAACCTACACCCGGTCGGTGAGCCGTTGTCGGCTGACGACTTCCTGCCGATCAAGGAGGTTGCAGAATGACCCCGAAGGATTTCCGCGCCGAACTCACCAAAATCATGCCGGGATACGCATGGACGGTTCACAAAAACCCCAAGTGTTTCGACAAGTTGGATCTCAGCTATCTGGAAGCTACAGGCACTCAGAGCAGCGGGTTCAATCGCCTTTCGACGCTGTATGTCATCCGGCGCGAGAAAGGCGGGGTTGTGTCCTTCGAAGCAAAATCTTCCGGTTATGGGTTGCGCGCCAAATGGCTTCACACCCACACAGATGGAACGCTCGCTCGCGCCCTTCGCGGCCTGCAGGATCATTATGAGATGGTCTCCAATACGTACCGTGGACACGCGGAGAGTCTCAGGATTGGCCGCATATCCGCCGCTCCAGAGCCCAGCTTCCAGCGCCCGATCAAGGAAGTAGCAGAATGACCCGGATATTCGTTGACTGTGAATTCAATGGTTTCGGCGGCGACCTGATCTCCATGGCTCTCGTGCCTGAAGATCACGAGATTGAGCCGTTCTATGAGGTAATCAACCTCCCAGAAGGAAACAGGTATATGTGGGACCGTTGGGTCTGGGACAATGTTGTCCCTGTGCTTGGGAAGAGGGCTGTCAGCCAAGAAGCCTTTCGCGCCGCCTTCATTAAATTCCTTGGACAGTTCGATAATCCTACAATTTGTGCTGATTGGTACACCGATCTCGGTCATTTCATGACCTGTTTCGCAGGGAAAGATCACACGCAAAGCTTTGCTTATCCCTGCAAGACTGAGCTTCAGTTGATCGAAAACTACGACAGCAAAATTCCTCATAACGCCCTGTCTGATGCCATCGCCATTCGTGATGCGTGGGTCTCGGCATGACCCCTCCCACCCTTAACCACCTCACAGACAGAACCACGGGGAGGCTGCAATGAGCGAGATACTTCCATGCCCTTTTTGCGGCGGCGCTGCAGAGATAATTGATATTGATGATGGCGATAATTCTGGTGGCTCCTGCATTGGATGTTCCGAGTGCCAAGCAAGCGGAAATGTTGAATTTGGTCGCAAAGAGAATTTCGTAGGTAACTGGAACCGCAGGCAATCAGTGCCGGTGTGGCAACCAATTGAAACCGCCCCAAAGGATGGGAGCACAATTATCGTCGCTGCCTATTGCGATGAAACTTCCACTGTGGGTGAGGCTTATTGGCCAGAAGCCGGTGAGTGGTTTTGGTGGCATTCTCAAGAATACCCCCTGTCTGAAAACGGCTTTGAAGCGATGTTCTGGCAGCCGCTTCCTTCCCCTCCCAAGCCATCTCCAGAGCCCCTTCCATGACCT